CTAATGTCTCAGGTTTCGCCAAGTTAAATTGTTGCAGACAAAGATAACCAAAAGCATCAAACGCATGATCCACACCCAGATTCTTATTAGGTAAACCAGTATTAGGTGCATAGGTTAATGTTCTAAGTGCTTTTATCAATTCTTTACAACGAGGATGTATAAGCGTCCTTCTCTCGCCATTGGCATCGAACAGGGCAGTATTGACAGCAGTGATCTTATCTCTAATCTTCCACGGGCTTCTGGGGCTCATAACAGTGAATCCGCTACGTCTAAGTATCGTATGATCCGTTACTCCAACACCACTCGTCTTTCTTGCACTTCCAGTGGGGTCTGGACAAGCAATAATTCTACGGTCAACTCCATATCTTCTCGTAACCTCTTCCGCAAAATCCCATGTAGTAGCACCTCCTGTAAGCATGATTTCGTCAAAAACGTACAAAGTATCGTTATGCTTCACAGCACAGATTCCTGCCATAGGGTCAACGTTAAAATCCAAGCCAATTAACAAAGGAAGCATGTGTAAATCCTGTACTTTCTTATCAATATTCTCATCAGCAAAACTAACAGCTACCAATCCAGTAAGATTTTCAAAACTGGCTTCAAATTCCTGTCTGAATGTCCTCGCATCCAACTGCCCCCTGGCTGCCTCAACCTCTTCTTTCGCTACATTACCCCCCTCCACTGTAGTAAAACTCCATCTTCCCCAATCATCCCATTCCTTTTCCCCGCAATAACACCACATATCATAAAACCAACTCGCAGTTCCATCTGGAGTACTAATAAACAAAGCCCATCCCTGTTTATCAGCTAATGCAGGTCTTATTACTTCAGCCCATACATCTCTATCCATAAATGCTGCCTCATCTAATACAACACCAGCTAAACTTCTTCCCCTTAACGCCATAGCATTTTCAGTTCCCTTCAACTCAATACTTGATCCATTAATCAAATCCAATCTCAAATCTGTCTCATTCTTACTCTTAATCCACGTTCTCGGTGTTAATCTCTTCAATTCCTTCCATGCAATATCCTTTGCCATCCGATATGTAGGTGCACAATAGAAATAAACCTCATTCGGCCTATTAATAGCTCCTCTCAATAGTTCTATACAAGAAAGATAGCTTTTACCAAACCTTCTACCCGCTACCAGCACTCTAAATCTCTTATCACTATTAAATACCTCCCCCTGGGCATATCTCAAACTTATTTCATTCTTCTTTTCACCACTCACAACCATTAATTTAACAAAAAATACAACTCATACCCCCTATTTATAGCCTATTTACATACTTTTAAGTTATCATTCACTTAAATACATCTAAAAATCCCGTGGTTTCATCTACATTTCCTGCCGATCAACCATTAGATAATAATCCTCCTAAACGTAAATTTAAATTCGTTGCTCGTTCTTCCGCACAAAACGTTCAATTACGCTCTCAACGCCTATATTCCCGTCAGCTAGAAGGTAAAACAACTCGTGCCCTCGTACTGGAACATTCCAAAATAGAAGGAATTTCAGAAGTAACAGCTTGGCAAGATTGGAAAAAAGTTAAACAATGGAACAAGGAAGATTGGGAAAAAGATAGAGAAACTCTTCTCCCCAGACTCCAAGCAATGAGAATCCGACTCTTCAACAAAGCAGTCAAAAAAGGACAACTTCAAACAGCAGCTCAAATACTAGATTCACTCGGCAAAGTTATAGGCGAATCCGTAGAAACAGTTAATATTCAAGCTCCAGAATTATCCATAAAGGTTGAACCAAAAAATTAAACGAAATATATTTAAGTTTCCCGTGTGTGTATGTCTCGCAAAAAATTTTGCAACTACACCCCTCAGCTACAAAAAATAGATTTAATAAAATTTTAGATTAGATTTTAAGCGACCTGGAAGCGGCCACAATAGGTTTTATTTTATACTGGTATCTCTACTGCCTTAACAGAATACCTATAAGCTCCATATTCATTGTCTAGCTTAGTAGCTTTATTACTAGCTCTCATTCTAGTAGAGTAAGTACCAACAACATAAGAATCAGTTACAGAGTCACCAATAAAAATAACTTGAAATTTTGTTTTTGTTTTGATGTAGTTTAAGTTAGTCATTTGTAAGATTTTAACTAATACTATATTAGCTTAATTAAAATAAGTTTACTAAGATATTAATATTATATTTACAATTCTTAATATGATATACAAATATAGTTTATATCTGCTAATATTCTTGTAAGTTTATTATTTTTTCTATTGCTTTTAAATTATCCTATAGTAGGTAACACTCAAAAGAGATACAAACACACTCGAAACAGTTTTAACCTTGCTACAAGTGATTTAAATGGTATTCAGGATAATAATAAATGACTATAAAAACAAATTATCAAAAATCAAAACTCAAAACTCATGGAATACAATTCTATTAACACTCAGTGGTACAAAGCCGATGAGGGAGACAAGTGTGAAGTAGATTTAACTTCAGGTTATGTCACATTAAGAGATAAGAATCTTAATACAAAAGGTTTAAGAATGGATAAAAATCTTTTAATTGCATCAATTGGAGAGGCATTAAAACAATTAGAAGTTAAAAATGATTTCGAGACTTTAACCGAAAAAGAAAATTTTGAAACGATTAAATTTTTAAAAAATAGACTTGATGAAGTTTGGAAGGAATCATTTAATAAATTTAATTGTTGGGAGGTGGAATAAATGAAATTTTATTTAATATTTATTATTCTTGTAACCTTTTTACTTTCATCAATTGGTAATGATGACCCAATTAAATATGGTAATCAGTACAAAGAAAGTAACCAGACAATAGAAACAATAATAAATCAAATCTAAAAAAAATATTTTATAGGTAGTTATTGAGACTACCTATAAATTTTTTAAATTAAAAATCAAATCTTATTAAAAAAAAATGGAAGAATTAAAACAAGATGTAAAGAATTACATCATAGACCGATTAGAATCTGATGTTGGACTTGACCAACATATTTCAGATTTACATCATTATTTATTAAATGAAGATTATTTCATTATTGGATATTATAAGGCCGAGCAATGGTTAAAAAAGGATAGTATTTTTAATGCTATTGAGATAATTAAAAATTATGAGAATGATAATTTTGGCCAAGTATCAACTGACTTATCAAGTTCTGAGAGTGTAGCTAATATGTTAGCTTATATTCTTGGTGAAGAAATTTTATATAATAATGGTGCTTATCAATTATTTACTAGATTTCATAATGAATATTTAAGTGAAGATAAAAGGGATCTATTAGTTAGCAGTTTAAAGGGAAAATAAATATGACATTTAATAAAAAAGAAAAAATTGAATGGTTAAGGTTAACTAATTTAATTATGAAAGATAAAAAACTATCTAAAAAAGAACTAGATAGATTTTATTGGTTAAAAATAAAGGGATATTATTATGGCTAAAATTAAAGTATCAATTAGTGATTATTGGGATTATTTCTGGCAACAGTTTAATTCTGAATATTATGAAACTAATCAAGGATATTCAGATTATGATGAATGTTGGAAGAAAACAAAAAAACTAGTTGATTCTCAAATAGAGACTTGAAAAAGTCTCTTTTTTTTATATTTAATAATTATTTTACTTGAGTATATACAATATTATGATATAATTTAGACATAACAATTTAATTTAAATCAAAGCCATGAAAGAATCATTAAAGGCCGATATTAAAGGCCAAAAATTAAAAACAAAGCCTATGAATGAAATGATATTTCAATCAATCATGGGAGAATATTTGATTGACCCTAGTGAATACTATGAAAATCAGGGTATTCGTAGAGCATATGCTATGAATGATGAGTCAATGCTTAGAAAAATTCTTGAATGTGAGTATTAAATATGAATTATAAAGTTACTTATCCCGTTGATTCTCTTGACAGTAAACCTACTGTTAAAACTTTTGATGACTTCTATCAAGTAGAAGAATGGATTGCTGAAGAAGTACAACATAGGATTGACTATATAGTACAAAGCTCTCCATATACTATCTCTGAGAAAGACTATGCAGAGATAGAAGAATATGAATACTCACTTATCCATATAGAGGATCTAAACTAATGAACTGGACTTCAAAAGAAAAAGCTAAGTACTGGAATAAAGCATATAAAGAATATGCTTTTAAAAGTGGATTATCACTCAAACAAGTAAGTGATTTTATAAATATATGTCCTTATGTAGCAGTGATTATAGAGGATAGAGCTATTGAATGGATGAATGATCAAACAAGATAGAAAAATTATGAAACACGTTTTAAATCATCATCAAAATTTATCTGAAAATGATCGAATGATTATTGAAGATATATTGACTGAATCATTAGTTAAATTAAAAAATTTAGATATCAAAAATCTACCAAAAATCCATTATCAAATTAATGTCAGCTATGAATCTTAAATTACAAGAAAAAGACGCAAGTGCATTATTTTTAGCACTTAATAGATAAAAAATGATTATTGATCCATTTTTAAATAATCCTAAAAAATTAGATTATCAATTATCTAATTCTATTTATAAACCAAAAAACAAAAAAAAAATGAATAAGAAAGAATTTAGGGAAGATGCTTTTCAAACAATAAGGGATTTAATTAGTGATGAAATACCTTTAAATGAAATGAAAAATCAACTTGAAAATACATATCCTGAAGTACATCCACATACTTTGTATAAGTGGATAAAAATAGTAAAGAAAGAACCTAAGATATTAAATGAGACTGATGAAAGGTATTTTAAAAAACAACAGGAAAATGAAGAAAAAATATTATTTAAGAAACGATTATATCAGGATGCGAAAAATGAATATGAAAAAGCGAAAAGAGAAAATACAAATCCAAAATTAATAATGCAATTACGTCAGGAATGTCGATCCTGGCTTAAGTAAAACAAATCAAATGCGAAATTCGCTAGCGAAAATGAATTACAAAACAAAAGAACATTTAGAAATTGCAAGTATGAATCTTAAAGAAGATTTTGATATGGTGATTTCTTTTATCAAGACTACAAAAGATTTAGAGGTAGTTAGTAAAGCTATTACAAAAGCTTTTAAATGCGTACCAAACGCTCAAAAATTACCTTCAGTAGCAAGACAAGCTGAAGAAAATCAAAAAGCTGCAATGAAAAAGTTTGATGATTTTCTAGGAGACTTAGATGACTGATTCATTTTTAAGAGATCATCAACCAGGTATAGATCATATGCATGAAGAAAATGCAATAAATGATCTAAAAAATGGTGGTATATATCCTGAGATAGAGGAAGAAAACACTAATGAGAATTATGAAGATTATGAGTAATTCACAAAATACTGAACTTCTTGAAAATTTATTTGAAAGTGCTTTTGAAGAAGTTACAAGGAAAAACAAATATCAATTTCCGCCTTGCACTGAAGAAGAATTAACTACTGCTGCTGAACTTTTAGCGAAACAAAGATTTGAGGAATTATCACAATGAAAACAAAAGTTTTAAATGAATTGAATACAATATCAGATCAGTTGGAAGATCTGATTGAAAAACAATTAAACACTTGGTATTCACAAAGAGAATTATCAGGTGAAATCTTAAGAGATTTAGAAATAGTCTCTAATGAACTATCAAAAACAATTAATCAGATACGGGAGGTATCACAATGACAAGACTTGAAGAGATTAGAAATCAACTTGATAAATATATCAAGAGTGAATTAGAAAAGAGTCCACCTGATAGAGATTTTGAAGTATGTTTTTTTGAAGAAAAACTTTGTGAGATTGTAGAGTCTTTGGAAGAAATAATTTATTATGATCCAACACCTGATGGAGATAGTCCATATAGTGATGCTGAATATATAATTACAGCAGAGGAAAGAGATAGAGAAGCATTTGAACAAAAGTTAAGGGATAAAGGCTGATGACTAAAGATAGATGGAATGAAGGTTATGATTGTGGCTTTCAACAAGGTAAATTAGCAGTTTATCAAGACTTGCTAAAAATTAAATATGCAAGATGGTCAGTTCATTCTTTTAATAATAAAGAATATAAACCTGATGAAATTTATATGACAGATTATCTTATTGAAGAAAATAAAGATAAGCCATTAAAAATTGTTTATCCTTATGAAATTTGTGATGTAAATAATAATTTAATAACCGATCATATTGTTGGTAAGGCTAAGAATAGAACTATTGGAGAGATATGGAAAGCTATAGATAAAATGATGATTAAATATTGTGATAGTACAGGAGAAAGTTTATTTGGAGATCATAGATTTATAGAAGAAATAGATTATGAAAATGATGTAATGAAATTTTATACAGGAAGTTAAATCATTTTTCTTTGAATTTTTTAAGAAAATCTGACATGGCTTCTCTAATGAGAAAGCCAACAGATAATCCTGGTTGTTTTAACTCTTGGAACTTTGCATAATCATCTTCATCAACGGATATACTGATACGCTTTAGGTTCTTGGTCATAATGAATGGCAAATATATATTAATATACTAGCAGACCGATATAAAAACAACCTATGAATGGCGGAAAAAGGTGACTTAAGAAAAAGAAAAGAAGCAAAAGAAAAAGAATATAATATTATTTATATAAATTTATTATATATATATCTAATAATACATATACTTATAAACGTAGTAATATATATATAAATATAATAATAAATATATATATGGATATATATATATTTATAGGATATAGAGAAGGTTTGTTGTTGACATATTATTAAATATCATTTAATGTCAGTAAAGATCATTAATACTATATGAATGGCAAAACCAAAAAAGATATAAAAGTCTCTGTCTTCCTTGATGAAGAGATGGCAACTTTTATTGACGATACAAAAACTTATGGAATGAACAGATCAGATTATATGCGTAGTCTTGTCTGGGAAAAGATGAAACGTAAAAGGCCAAAACCTTCTCAACCAAGTAATGATCCTTTTGCCAACCCAACCATCAACGGAAGATTAATACCTGATGACTTAAAGGAATATTCCCAGCTAATTCTTGAATGGTGGCCTATCAGATATAAAAAGAAAGCTACATGCTCTAAGAAGGTCGCAGAGAGGATTTTTGATAGATTACGAACATTCACACCTAAAGACAGAAAGATAGCCCTTGAAAGGGCAATAAGTGGTGGCTGGATGGATATTTGGGAGGTAAAACAATCCAAGAATGAAAAAGAGTCTCAAAACATACCCAAGCCGAAATATTTTAAAGCCAGTGAAAATAAATTACCTCCGACTTTGCAGGAGTTAGGTTTAAATAAAGCTATGAATGGAGAAAAATAATGAAACGAATATTTGACAAGGTATCTCTTGTCCGTACTCTTAAGAATGGAATCAAAAAGGGATATTGGACTATGGAACAGTTAGACACTCCTCCTCCTGGGTGGAAAGATTGTGTCACCGACTGTGAAGGTAACCCTGCATTTCCTAAAGGCTATCAAGGTGTTAAATTTACTAACCTTGCAAGGACAACCATACAAGAACCAAAGAAAATAGAGGAGAAGGTTGAACTCACTGATCCAAAGGACTTTCAAAAATACGATTTCTAATGAAAACCATCGAACTATTAAAACCATTACCCATTCGTAGAGATGAACAAAGACATCAATACGTCAATATTGAAACTGGACAATGGTTCAGTTATTCAACCACACAAGTCTGTAATGAACTGACAGAAGAGGATAAACAGAATATTGAATTTCATCGTGCTGAATGGCAGCCAAGAGGTGAGAAGGTTCATGAATGTTTAGCAGAGAAAATGCTAGGCAATAAAAAGATTGACTTTAAGGAATATGGCAGTTGGGTTGAACCATTACTTCAGCATGATCTGTTCACACATTTTGAACCGATGGCAGTGGAACACATGATGGCTATACCTGATAAATCCGTAGGTGGTCAACTTGATCTACTGGGTTACGACACTAAGACGAGACAAGTGAGACTGATTGATCTTAAAACTAAAAAAAGCTGTGATTATTACATGCGAAAAAGAAAGAAAGATGGGTTGTTATATATCGAGGATCTGGATAAATACTGGCAAGAACCATACTCAACTGATAAACAGCTTGGTTGTTATATTGAGATGTTAAAGCTGAATTATGATATTACACCTGATGTCTGTAATACGATCTGGGCATTTGAAGGTAGATCTATCTTGAATAACGATCAACCAGTTGAAAGATGTACTGAAGCATGGAATGAAGCATGGGAAAAGTTTGAAGCT